CCAACAGAAAAACCAGCTGATGAACCAGCAGTCGTCACACTGCTCATCAAGTTAGTGTTGGCGTTGTACGCGCCAGCATTTACTAAGTTGCCAGAAAGTACCGTGATTGGGACGAATGCAGTCCCTGTATTGATGTATAAATCTTCTCCTGACTCGTCAAAGAACAGCTGACCTTTAAAGTCTCCAGCGGGGAAGGTGGTTACATCATCAGTTGCTGATGCACCTCCAAAGAGAACAGTTGATTCATCAGCTAGTTTTGCCGCCGTCACGGCCGAATTAGCAATAATGCTGCTGCCAATCGTTCCGCTCGTCAGCTTCGCTGCAGAGTGATCAGGAATATCATCAGCAGCTAAAGTATCGCCAGTTGAAACAACACCTTCAGCAGTAACAGTAACTTTCGTGTAAGTGCCAGCTGCAACAGTGTTATCAATGCTTAGGTTGCCATTGACATCAACAGCAAGACCAGAACTAGGGATAATCGCACCAGCATCAGTTGATGTGGCCAAAGGTAAATCAGCAGACGTCAGAGCACGACCGCCAGTAACCAAACCTTTGGTTGAATATGTCACCACAAAATGCGTGGTGGTATCCGTTACATCGTTATCAACTTCAATCGTGTCTCCGTCCATGCGGAGACCTTCGCCATTTACAAGAACAGCACCTTTTGCTGTCGTGCTAGCCGTCGGGAGATCCGTGCTGTCAATGACGCGATACGCAGCTGTTCCACCAGCACCAGTTGGTCCAGCAAGAAACTGGTTTGCAACCGTGGTGTCATCAAGACTTGCAGCAATCGTGACGGTCGAACCGCTTGTGGTTGCAGTGATGTTGACTAAGGCAGTCGTGTCACCGTTGACTGTGTTGATCGAGCCAGCAGCTTTCAGGCTGACCCAAGCTGATCCGTTCCACAGGTATAGGAGGCTGTCATCCGTATCCAGCGCAAGTTGACCAGTGAAAGCGCCAGAAGCCGGAAGTGTTGTAACCAGATCAACCGTCGATTCATTACCGAGCTTTGCGGCTGTAACGCCATCATCAGCAAGCTTGGCAGTCGTTACCGCTCCATCTGCAAGGTCAGCGGTGGCAATGCCGCCAGCAGCAAATAGGATCTTTGCACCAGGGATCGTATCGTCAGCAATCAACGTGACGCCATTGGCGATCAGATCACCAACCGTCAGTTTCTTAGTCTCACTTGCGCTGTCATCGACAGCAACCAACAGATCCGCTGCAGCCAAGTCAGCGCCAGCAAGAGCGTTTAGCTGACTAATCCGAAGGTTTGACATCCGCTAAGGCTCCGAAGCGCTGGACACTACTTTGAGCCAATGTTAGCAGCGGCGAAAAGGCTAGTCCTCTTGAGAAAGATCATCGTCAGCTTCGTCCAGCAGCTTGCTGTCGTTCTCCAACAGCAGCTGGAACGGAACCTCAAGATCGATTTTCAGTTCAATTTCGCTTGTCGTCACAAAGTCAGCTGTCAACTGCACTGTGTCGCCCGTTGGAAACTGCAAGGCAACAGCAGTCAAAATTCCATCGGTTTCGTACCATACGGCATCATTGGCACGCTCACTGACACCGCTTGGGTTATAGCCTGCTCTTTTGATGTAAAACCTGCCTCTAAACTTACTTCCAACTTGACTTCTTAAGAGAAGCTCTCCGAGATACATTGGCAGCTCAGAAGATGTGTTGCCCGTATATTCCCAGAAGCAAGTCATTCGGCCAGAGCCAGACATTAAGCTGCTGACTCGATTCCTAAACTCATCAGACAACGCAGTTGTGTCTACTGTTTCGCGTTCAGTGTTTAGCTCGTAGCTTGTTACTTGAGCTAATGTGCGAAAAGTGCGCTGCTCAACTCTGATGCGAACCTGATAGTTACTGCTTGGGTTCGACAGACTAATAGCGTTTGCAGAGCCGCCCGTGACAGCCTGAGCAAAAGTGTTGTAAAGACGGATGCCGCCTACTTGGTCAACATGAATAAACTTCTTGGTTCCTGGCTTAGTGTTGCCCGTAATTACATCTAAAGCACCACCATCTGTTCGCCTGATTTGAATTTGATCTCCAGTCAATAAAACATCAGGGCCGAATGCTTTATTTTCGGAGAACCGAACACTAAATCGATTCTTGTTAGCGTTAACATCTGAACCCCTTAGCGTCACAAAAATCGGGTCAGCTTCAAATACCCTTTGCAGCTCAATTTCTCCTTGCGTTCCAAGATATACCGTCATGAGATTGATACCGCTGTTAGTTCGCCTGTTCCCTGAAATGCGATTTCTGCTCTGACAATATCGCCTGTTGCCGCTCCAAAACTCGCACTCGTCACATAGGCGTTCATGTTGATCTGCTTGTTCGTGCCGCCGTCGTCAACCCTAAATTTCAAGAGAACAGTGTCGCTTGAGCTGATTCCCGATGAACCGGTTTTATAAATCTTGCTCAACAAAGACGTGGTGTTAAACACGTCATCATCATCCTTGTAATACAACAAAGTCGCGCTGCCGGTATAGCCGACAACCCCTGGCATGTAAGTTCTCAAGTGCTCGTTCAACGTTGTCGTCTCCAGTGTTTCCAAGTTGGCCTGCACTGAAAAATTGACGACCTTTGCAACGTCAGAGGTTCCGACCCGAAGCGTCCCATCGCGTCCTGTAAAGACTTTAGCCATCAGAGCACTCCGATCAAATTGACTGTAACAGTGCTAACGCCAGGACGCACCTGCGTTAGTTGCGGCGGGCTTTCGTATCGATACTTTACGCCAGCAGCCCTGTTCTCTAACTTGCTTGCATCTCCCTCAAAGCCCTGTTTCGTTTGAGTTCTTAAGTTGAACCGCTTCAGCGTTCCTTGCACTTCATCGAAATGATCTAGGAACAGCTCAGCCTCTGCATCCGTGATGTTGGCGTAGGTCAAGCTCATCTTCAGATCGATGCGAGTGCTGCCATATAAGATCCGCGTCTCTTGACCGCTTTCTGATCGATACGTCTTAATTGGAAAATTACCAGGATCAAACGTCCGAGCGGTGGGAGTGATACTTGGGAACGCCATCACTCAACCCTGAAGTTGTCATCCAGTATAGAGTCCACCAGCTTGCTTGCCCCGTCATCATCGCAAGGGTGCTCAGAGGCAACAATGTCAACGGTGCCTTCCTGTGAAAATGTGAGCTGCTCCACGATATAGACATTCTGTGAAACACTCCTGTTAACAAGGGTGAATACAGAATTTCGCAGGTCGGGATTATTTACAACTCTGCCGTTTCGGACTTGAACGCCTTCAAAAGTATTGATTTCCTCCGATCCCACTTCATTAACCTCCATCGTGTACTTGCCATCATCAAGCTCATCAACGCTTGTCACGACGCCTGTTGCACTAATCGTTCCATTGTTTGCGCTGCTGTAAGGGCTTGACTCTGTGATGACCTTAATAAACGATCCGGCCTGAATGCTTAAGCCTTCAACCGTGGTCGAAAAACTGATTGTATGCGTGACGAGTTTGCGCAAAGACAAGAAATACTTGGCGACTAGCTCAGCATGTTCTTGGGAGGTGCAGAATTGAGTTAAATCAAACTGCTCAATAGGCGCATCACTGACAAAGTTTTGATTGTATTCACTACCTAAACCAGTCACTGTAATAGCTTTCTCTTCAGGGAATTGATTTAGAGTTTCCTCTCTGAAGCGAACAACAGCTTTGAACACTCGGCGCTCTTCCGCCCCAAGATACTCAATCTTGAACGTGTCCTCCAAAATGTTGCCTGACGTGAACAACTGTTCAATCGGCACCGGTCCATCCTGTAATGCACCACCATCCTTCACAGGCAACGCAGGCTTCAAAGCAAACTTGCCATCTGTGATCACAAGGTTACACAGAAACGATGGAGCCAAATCCATCATCATCTGGCGTAAGTTGGAACGATCTGTAATCGGACCATTAAAAAACAGCTTGTTTTCGTGCAAGAATTTTGATGTCTGGATCAATGCGTTTTTATCAACTAGATAATCTTGATTTCTTGTCTGACCAAGCAACGCTCCAGCACCACCAATTTGGTCTGTCATCAAATAATAAAACAGATCAGTAAGCAAGTTGCTAGGACCAATCGAGTCGTTATTGCCGTAGGCTCTAGTTTTTTGTGGATGAAGCCGTTCGACAGGAATGCCGCTTTTTAAATAAACACGCAGCTGATCTAACTGAGTAAAATTGCGCCCTGCTTTCAACGACAAACCAGCAAGAGTTAAATTTGCAAAGGACGGGGGATCTATTTCGTATTCCTGAACCTCATTTATGTAAACAACTTCAGATTCAGGCTGTGAACCATTTGATTTGTCTACCAACTGCCTGTAGAAGCTGATATCGCTAATTTGAGTGTTGGTGGCAAACTTTGCCAAAGAGGTTGCTCGATCATCAACAACAACCTTGTTCCTAGAAGAAATTTGATATTCAATGCCTGGATTGCCGTAAACTGTTCTGAATGGATTGGCATCTTGTGCCGTTAGGCGATGTTCAAAGGTTTCGCGCACGTTCCAAGTTTGCGATGTGCCCGCCTCTACGACTTGAACAATTTCTGGTTTGCTCCAGGTCTGCTTTCTATCGAAGTACTTTCGCTGTGACTTGCTAAGCCTTCTGACTCTTGATCTAAGCTTGAATTTAATTGTTTTAGAGCCTTTAGTAACTGTTCGCGTAACGGTCTTATGGCGCCCTAAAGGAAGGTTTTCTGGATTGCCAAAGAGTTCATAGAGATATGCTTCATCCCTGCCGTCAGCCCTGTCAATTTTCCTAGCGCGTGTAATTCTGTAACGTGCACCTGAAAAAGTCAGCGTACCATCAGGATGATTTGCGACAAAAGAATTATTCTGCTGTGAATAAGAAGTGGGATTGCTTAAAACATCAGTTGCCTCAATTCCTCGCTTGAGTTCAATAATTTGATTTGGGTTGTAGCCAAGCGAGCTACCCTCAACGATAACTCTAACAAGCTTCCAATAAGTTTGCCGACCACTTTGTCTTGCATAATGATTATTCGGCAATTTTCTTTTTCTAAGCACATATGCAACCTTGATCCAGCGAGAAGCAACACCATTGGGGTGATCGCCTGAATGCGGATATTCTTTTGTTCTTACTGTTAAATAACTGCTTTTGCCTTTTACTGGCACTGGAGAGTTATCAGAATTTCCTGCAATTGCCTCCGTGAAGGCGGCTTCTTCTCCTTTTCGTGTTGATATATTGGAAACGTATCCGCCGCGTTTTGAGACAGCTAATGCTAGAAAACCAGCCTTTGGAGCTGGAACCTGTCTACGATACCTAATCTCATTTGGATAAGTAAATGTTGTACTTCCTTCGATAAAAGTTGGATTACGGAAAAACTCTTTGTTGTCTTCAAACGATCGCTTTTCAACCTCACGTCCTGCAACGTAAACGGTCATCTCACCCAAGCGATTGACTTTTACAGTAATACTTAAAAGATCATCAAGGCCAGGAGATGCTGAGTGCGTTAGCTCGATTAACCTTGATTGACCCGGAAGCCTTCTGGCATCTGAGCCAGACACTTGAACGATTTTAAATTCAAGTCGTGCCGCTCCATTATCTCCAATGCTCTTACGATTGACAAACCTAATAAAATTATATTGAGCAACTGGTGTTTCTCCTTTAACCGCAAACAACAAAGGAACAGGCCTAAACTCTAGTGACTTATCAGAGTCTCTAACGAATACTCTAAAAATTATTGTGCGGGGGATAAAAGAGTTGATCGTGCCAGTATTAACCTGAAAGTTGTCTTTATCAAAATCATCAATTTCGTTTGGCGACGGCAGAGAATTAAATGCACAGAGACCATTCAGGCGTTGATTGACAACGCTTTTGATTCCAATTTCTGTTGAGACTGCTGGTCTGTTGTTTCTAATGGTTGCATGAGCAACCCTAGTAAGCGGATACCAAAGTTCGCTAACGTTTTCAACCCGTTCATCACTATTGCCTTGCCCACCAAATCCATCTTCAGGGCTGTCGCCAATATATTCCCTTCTTGGATTGACAACAGAGCGTATGTCAACAAGACCAACTCTTCTAAAAATAGACTCTGACACGCTGATGCATTTCAAAGTAATCACTTGTGGTTTACGACGTTCCTGTGGCTCATATCTCTCTTCTTTTCTTTTTATTACTACCCAGACGCAACCTCCAATTTCAAACTGTTCACCAAGCTGCAAAGCCTCATCAGCAGCCAGCTGTGCAGACTCAATAGTGCTATTGATGTCTTCAACGCTTTCACCCTTGCCATCGTCTTTATAAAAATCTTTTGGTATCTCTGTCGGGCTTATTAAAAACTCCAGTTCGTCGTCTTTTTGAACCCTATAGCTTCGCGTTAAACGAGGACTGCCACCAAGATTGCCTGAAACCGTAAAATTAGTGCCGCCTCTCGTCAGCTTGACTAAACCCATCCTCGGACTGTAGTTACGCCCCAAACCACTTTGGTTGTGGTTTCGGATTTCTTTCATAAGATCGTTATTGCTTACGTCTTTCTTGTTCTTAAATAGTTTGTTTCTATCGCCTACAATCTTGATTCGAGAAATTGTTTGAAACTGTTTAGCTTTTCCTTCCTGATCGTCAGGGATTGAAACGACGCGATAATTCACCCGATAGCCAGTGCCGTTGGCAATCGGACTATAAATACCAAATTGAGTGTTATTTGCAGGCGAAAAAGCGTGGCAAAACGCTTGATCTGTCATGTCATCTTCTGTTGGAGCCAAAAATGCTTCAGCTCTTTTGCTTCCCCTAGCATCTGGATCGCCAGAATCTACACGCCTGCTTGTTCCATATTGCTTGTCGCCAATCCTGATTCTTCTAGCAGTTGTTGAATCGGCTTTCCAATAAAACGCAAAAACCTGCTCAAAGAGTGGATCCAAAACATTGTTGCCTAAGAAGATGCCTTCTAAATCAGGCGAAGCTATACCGCTTGAGCCGACGCCTTGCTCTCCAACAACAAACAGCAACTTTGCTTGTTGCATGGTCCCATGACTGAACATGCGGGACCAAACCATTTTGGGCGTGACAAGCATTCCGCCAACATCTCTACGACGTAAGCCAAAGATGATGGGCACTGCGGCTGCATAGGTAGCCAGCTCAGACAAAGAGTCAAAGCCACGCGATGGGGTGAATCGACTCGCCCCAGTAACTCCATCAAGATTGATTATTCCACCTTCCTTTTGCGCCCCTGGCATCTTGGGCTTAGGCGTCAGCAGATAACTAACACCAGTCAGCACAAGACTGATCGCTAAGTTAATTAAAATTGCAGTTCCCGGGTCAATTCCAGAGGCTTTTACATCAGGGATGTGAGCATACTCAGCAGGTCTTACAGCCCCACGACGCCGAACTTCTGCCGTAAACCTGCGATATTCCTCTTCTGTTATCCCAATCGTTTCAATTAATTGCTTCTCGTACGGAAGCAGTGGTACGTCGTAAACAGACGGACCGAAGACCATTGAACCTTTTTTGACATTCGATTGACGTACAAGATTCCCGTCTGCCATGTGACTGCGAATGCCCAGGATTGCTGCGGTAGCAGCAGAATGTCCCCATCATACTCAGGCTTTTCAACCCGAAAACCCCAACGCAT